GCCCAAAGAACATAGAGATGCTATATTCAATACTTTCAAGGTACTAGACGAAGTACATGACTGGGAAAAGTTCCGTTGGTCTGACGACTATTGGGTTTATGATCGTGTAAGCAAAGATGACTGGCACCCCAGTGTTCACGGACATATAGAACTAGCAAACGTCATACATGATCGCATGAAGCGTAAAGGCTACAGGGGATAAATACACTAATGCGTACAGAAGATTTCATGACATCAAGGGTAGACAAAGCGAAAGAAGTTAAAAAATTCGCTGAGTGGGCCTGCCAAAAACTAAACATCAAAAACCCTCCCAAGATCGAACTAAGCATGGATACTGAGGAAGCACAAGGTAACCATCATACGGGCGGGCATGTCATCGGTGGAGACAGCATATGGGTATATGCTAGGAATAGAAACCTAGTAGACATATTGCGTACCGTTTTTCATGAATTGGTTCATGTCCGTCAGGGTGAATTGGACATGGTAGACCAAGATGACAGTTACCCAGGTAGCGCGATAGAGAGCATGGCTGACATGCTAGCCGGAAAATATATAAAGATTTACGGTGAAAAGAATAATCATATCTTCCAATAACTATTGATACTTTCTACCCATTGATATATAATAGTGGGTATGATTCAATTATTACATAAATTGCCTCGGACATTAACAGTCGCTTTTAGCGGAGGTGTGGATAGTGTCGCTGTGTTAGATTTCCTTAGTAAGAATCATGAGGTAGATGCCGCATTCTTTCATCACGGTACCGATAATAGCGACAACGCTTTTGGAATTTTTGCCGTGACCGAGATATCACAATAACAGTAGGATACATCCGTAACGAAAAACCCAAAGAGTTAAGTTGGGAAGAACACTGGCGTAATGAACGTTATGCGTTTCTAGAAAATTTCGAATATGTGGTCACAGGACATCATCTCAATGACTGCATTGAAACTTATATCTGGAGCACTATGCACGGTACTCCTAAAGTTATTCCTGACACACGAAAGAATGTACATAGACCTTTCTTATTGAACCCAAAACAAGAATTCATCGACTGGTGTAATCGCAAAGAGTTGAATTGGTGTCACGACTATAGCAATGAAAATACGGACTACATGCGCAATTATATCCGTAAACATGTAGTAGAACACGCATATCATATCAATCCAGGTATCGAAAAAGTCGTAAAGAAATTGATCTTAAATGCTAGTGAGTCTGAATAAAAATCCTTGGTTACTAGAATGGATGAAGGATAACTGGAGGAAAGAAGTATTGGATATATTTCACAATCCTTTCCTACTTACGCTACCTAACGAAGTTCGCACGCCTAAACAGATGAAAAAGAATTTTGCTGAATTATTATCCAAAAACGGATATAAGGCTAAAACGGTAAAAGGCGGTGAAGATGTCATAGTCGCTATTCCTGACGAAGAGTTCACTTTCATAAAGATTAAATATTTATAATCATGGCTTATAGAATATCAACTCACTTAGATTTACCTAAGATACGTATCATAGATAATTTTTTACCTAATTATGATTTTGCAAAATTAGCGGTAGAACATAACTTTGAAACTATGCCCGAGACTATGAACGACGGTAAATACATAGGTATAGATAACACTAATAAAGATTTATGTAAAGAGATCATAACTAGGGCTAACATAGAATTACCTAAGATCAGTTATGGTAAAATATTAACAGTCAGCGCAGAACTATTGATAGTTAGCGATAAAGACAGTTCTTTTGGTGCAAGCCGACATATAGACGACACACACTCACACCCATTTGGATACACATTAAGTTATCATTGGTTAGGAGAAAACAATTCGGGCGGAACTAGTTTCTATACAAACATGACAGATTTGATTCCAATAATCAATATACCTTTTAAACAGAATAGGTTAGTAGTTTTTCCTGCTAAGATACCGCATCAAGGATACGCGAATGACGGATACTTACATAATTCCAAAAGAGCGATCACTACTATTTTCACGGTGCTAGAAAGTTTTAGTTGATCACCCAAAATATATATTTTGGATGCAAAGTATTTGACTTATTTACAACAATATACTATACTAACTATCAACATAGGAGATTCTAATGTCAACACGCACGTTTAATAATGAAGCAAAAATCAAACTTACCCAACTGATCAATGAAGGCATGGCTGTCATGCAAGAAGTCGAGACTCTTAACGAGGGTCTGTCCGACACTGTAAAAGCAATCGCAGAAGAACTTGAGATCAAACCAAGCATTCTCAAGAAGGCAATTCGCACCGCATATAAAGCACGACTCGGTGAAACCAATAAAGAGAACGAAGAACTCAACACCATCTTGGAGACTGTTGGGAAGACATTGTGAACGATATCTTTGAAGGTATATTCGATTGGATCCGTGAGGATTATAGATCCAATCGATTCCGTTTTGTTATCGAGGTCATAGCCTGGTTGATCAGCATAGGCTGTTCATTGGTAATGGCATTGACAGTACCCAATCCACCTTTATTGTTGTTATACATACTGTGGATAGCAGGATGTGCTATGTATGCATGGGCAGCATTGACCCGAAAAAGTTTCGGCATGCTGGCTAATTATGTATTATTGACTATGATTGACACAATAGGTCTAATGAGGTTGCTTAACAATTGAGTTACGTTGACGCAATACACGATAGAGATAGTGATAGGATATTCATTGTAGAGCGACAGCCTGACGGCAAGCGCACATACAACGAGTTTCCTGCCAACTATACCTTTTATTATACTGATCCCAAAGGCAAGTATCGCAGTTTATACGGCGATAGCGTAAGCCGTTTCAGCACACGCAAGCGTAGTGAGTTTGAAAAAGAAAAACGTATACACAGCAATAAGAAACTGTATGAATCGGACATCAACGTGGTGTTCCGCTGTCTAAGTGAAAACTACTTAGGTTGTGAGCCTCCAAAACTCCATACATGTTTCTTTGACATTGAGGTAGACTTTGACCCTGAGAAGGGATTCAGCCCTACCAGTGATCCTTTCAATCCGGTCACGGCTATCTCAATGTACTTGGATTGGCAAGATACACTAGTTACATTGTGTGTCCCGCCCAGACATATGAGTACTGAGACTGCTCAGGATATCGCTAAGAAGTATGAAAACTGTTTGATTTTCAAATCAGAGAAAGAAATGTTTGATACTTTCTTTATGCTGATTGAAGACGCAGATGTATTGACTGGCTGGAACTCAGAAGGATACGATATTCCCTACATGGTCAATCGTGTGACTAGGGTCATGAGCAAAGACGATACACGCAAATTCTGTTTGCTTGGTCAGATGCCTAAGCCAAGAACATATGAACGTTTCGGTAAAGAAGAAACAACTTATGATCTTGTTGGTCGCATACACATGGACTATCTACAGTTGTATAAGAAGTACAACTACGAGTCGCGCCATAGTTATAAACTAGACTCTATCGGTGAGATGGAAGTTGGTGAGAACAAGACACAGTATGAAGGTACACTAGATCAATTGTTTAACAAGGACTGGGAGAAGTTCTTAGAATACAATCGTCAAGATACGATGCTGTTGGTCAAGATTCATAACAAACTCAAGTTCCTTGATCTTGCTAACGCACTAGCGCATGAGAATACTGTATTGCTTCCAACTGTCATGGGCTCTGTAGCAATGATTGAGATGGCGATCATGAATGAAGCGCATGAACGTGGCTTGATGGTTCCTGACAAGAAACGCAACAGTAGTGATAGTGAGATGGCGGCCGCGGGCGCATATGTCGCTGTTCCTAAGAAAGGCATACATGAGTATGTAGCGGCTATCGATATCAACAGTCTGTATCCTAGTGCTATTCGTTCATTGAATATGGCCCCAGAGACAATCGTTGCTCAGGTTCGTCAGACATTGACTGAGAAATATCTCACAGACAAAGCAAGAAATCTTGCTAGCGAAAAGCGCAACTATGATAAAGACGATGACCTTGAGATGAGTTCACTACTCTGGGAAGGTTTGTTCGGCACATTAGAGTATGAAGCCATCATGAAGCAAGAGCGTGGTACTATGCTCACAGTTGACTTTGAGAGCGGCGAGAGCGTAGAGATGTCTGCGGCAGAAGTATGGAAATTGATCTTTGACAGCAACAAGCCATATATCTTAAGTGCGAACGGCACGATCTTTCGTAGTGATAGCGAAGGCGTGATTCCCGGATTGTTGACACGTTGGTATAGTGATCGTAAAGAAATGCAGAAGAAACTCAAAGAAAGCACTACTAAGGCTGATGTTGAGTATTGGGATAAGCGTCAGTTGGTTCGCAAGATTTTGCTTAACAGTGCATATGGTGCATTGTTGAACGAGCATTGTCGTTTCTATGACAAACGTATCGGTCAAAGTGTTACATTGAGTGGTCGTCAGATCGTTAAACATATGAGTTCACACATTAATGAGATCATTGCAGGTGCATATGATCATACTGGTGAAGCGATTGTATATGGCGATACTGATAGTTGCTATTTTAGTGCGTATCCTGTTCTCAATTCGCAAATAGAGAATGGTGAAGTAGAATGGAGCAAAGAACTTGCAGTACAACTCTATGATAATGTCTCGGATCAAGTGAATGATGGCTTCCCAAGTTTCATGGAACGTGCTTTCCATGTACCCCGCAAATTGAGCGTGATCAAGGGCGGTCGTGAACTTGTAGGTGATCGTAGTTTGTTCATCACTAAGAAGCGTTATGCTATCAATATCTATGACAAAGAAGGCAAACGCCTTGATACTAACGGCAAGCAAGGCAAGATCAAGGCTATGGGTCTTGACTTGAAACGAGCAGATACTCCCAAGTATGTGCAAGACTTTTTGTTTGAAGTGCTTGAGATGGTACTCGCAGGTAAGACTAGAGAGGATGTCATTG